AGTTATGAAGATGGTATGGCAGAAGAGTCGCTTAAAGATATTATAGAAGAAGCCAGCGAACAAGCACCATCAATCAAATATGCAAGCGGTGGCCTAGCCTATATGTTAGGAGAATAATGAATCCTTACAAACTCAAAGATATATTTAACTATCTAACATCTAACAACCAGCTACTTAAAAAAAAATTAAAATTGGGTACTAGTGAAATACCTATCCCTCCTAAAAAACAAAATGTTATTGATATAGAAGCGGTCAACAGATTTAATAAAGCTAACCCTAGAGTTGACACTACAAGTTTAAAACCTCTTTCAGTAAAACATTCTAATGTTAGACAATCTAACGTAGGTCAAGCTGATGAAGGCGTGATCCAAGGTGCGTTCGACACGGCTACTAGAGAAGCACAATCAGAAGGTTTCCCTGCACCAAGCTACGATAAGTTTAAATCAAGATACTTGAAAAAGAATATGAAAGCAGAGGGTGGACGGATTGGATATAACATAGGTTCAGTTCCAGGAGAACAAGGATCCATGGGCCCTGTTTATACTACCAATAAGATTGAAGATGCAGCAAAAGAAGTTGTTAAAAGATTAATTAAATTAGATGGAGTTGACATACCTTTAACTGACAAAATATCCATGTCCCTTGGACCTGAGTTAGATCAAACCGAGATAAGAGGTGTGATGGATATATTAGGAGGTGAGTTAAACTTTGGTGGTGGCATGAAAGGAGATGAAAAAGGAATTGGTTTTACTTTTAGAAAACAATTTCAAGACGGTGGTATGTTGGTACAACCCAGTGACGACGGATCACGGCCCGGGTATGCTAAACCTATAGATAATCCACTTACTAAAAATCAAAAACAAAAAGTCATAGACGCTTTTCCAGATGTAAAATTTGATTTTGATACTTACCCTAAATATGGTGTTAAAAAATATTTAACTGGAGATGATCGTAAAACAAATAAAGATTACACAAAGGTGGATAGATTTACAAAAAAAGGTTTTACTTTAGAACAAGGCCAAGGTTTAAGTACTAGAGGTGATATATATCAAGACAGAGGTAAAAGGTTATCTGTTAAAGATCAAGAAAAAATACAAAGTTTATTTGAATTACCACCAGGTGAAGAATGGGATTTTAAAACTCATAAATACGGAATCAAACAAGCAGGTAGAGAAAACCTTTTGGTTAGAATGGCAAGAGTTGTTAAAGAAAAAAAGCCGTGGAAGATAGCTGCTGATATAGGTTCTCCTAAAGGTTGGATGCTTTTACAAATGAATAGAGTCTATGAAAATGAAAAAAAAGCTAAAGTTAAAAACCCTACATACAAACCTATTTATAAAAAAATAAATGGAGTTAATAGAATAATAGGATTTAAAGATAATACTGCAGCAGGACAAGGTAAAACTTATTATGGGTTGGATAAATACAGTAAAAAAAATGCAACTGATTGGACTCAACACGGAGATTATAAACAAAACGTAAAATTATTTGATATAGCTAAAAGATCAAATAATGCACCTAATGAAGTAATTACTGGTTTATTAAAAGACAAAAAATTTAAGGGTAAAATAACTTTAAATAATTTAGTAAATTTTTTATCTGGAATAGACGGAACATCTCCAGCATCCATAAAAAATGCAATTGTTAGACACCACAATTCCGGTGTAGCATTTGGAAGTGCAACAAACGATCTTTCTTTAACAACACAGATAATAAACAAAAAAATTGTAGAAGCTGAAAAAAGAATTAGATCTGGTAATATTTTACCAGAAGATGTTCAATTGTTAAAAAATAATAATATATATGTTAAAGGAAATGACGGCACATTGTATGGAGCAGGAAAAAAATCTGCAATAGGTCAGTTTAAACAAATAGAATCTAATGTAGCAAGTGCTATAGAATCAGGTAAAGATTTTAAAGGACAAAAATTTAAAATGGCAGATATTAAAAAATATGTAGCGGCTTTAGGTGGTGGCACGTGTTCCGTGTTTAGTGGCAAGAAAACAATTCTAAAAGCAGATGGTGGCCGTATAGGTCTTGCAACAGGAACCCCTAACATAGATGATTGTTATAAATCAGGAACGGCAGTTATAAACTCTGGTAAAGTTCCCATAGATAAAGCTGATGACTTCGCTCAAGTTTTAAAAAGAGCGGGTAGTCTTGGAAGAAATATTATGAAGATCGGTATTATACCGGAAGCATTATATGCTACCGCAGATTCATTAATAAGAGTTGGTATGGGAGATACATTTACAGAAGCAGGATTAAGAGCAACCGATTATTTATTACCTGGAGATCAAACTAAAACAGCAGAGATGAGTAAGGTTTCAAGAATTTTTGGTGATGAGACAGGCGAGCTTGTAGGAAGAACTATTGATTATAAAAATCAATTAGCAAAGATACAAAGTCTAGAAGATCAAAAGGCAAATCTTGACAATTTATCTGATGGTGGAGAGTTTGGTTATATAGGAGATTTAACTAGTGATTCTAACAATGTAAATAAACAACTTATACAATCAAAAAATGATTTAGATAATAAATTTAAAATATCAGAAGCAGAACAACTATATGCTGAAAGAAAACAAGAAGAGGCATATGATGCAAGTTCAGCTAACTCTTTGTTTTCAACAATAAAAAGAAAATATAGAGATTCATCAGATAATCTTAGTGATGTAGAAACATTAGCAGCACCTGAAAAAACTCAGATGCAATTAAATTTAAATATGCTTCCTAATTTTAGAGAATCAATGAAAAATCCTGAAACAAGATCAAATTTAAATCATGCAAATATTCCTGAAAAAAATGTTAGAGAATACTTAACATCTAAAGGTACCCCTGAAGAGATACCTGCTTTTTTACAATATCAAAAAAATATAAAAGATGCTTTTTCATTAAACAAATTATCTGACACTTTTGGAAAAGAACAAGTCTATGGAACACAAGGAACTTTTGGTGGAGAACCTGTAGATATGACAAACTACCAACCTTCAAATAGATTTGCAGGTTTTAAATTAGGTATGGCATCAGGAGGCATAGCAAGTCTAACTAAGACCATTCCACCAGAATCAGGACCAACGCCTCATGGGTTGCGTTATCCATATAATAATGTTAAAAAGATATAGGAGTATTAAATGGCAGATATAGAAAAAGGACTCCCTAACACTAGAACTAAAATTGACATCCCTTCAGAAGAAGAGATGGCAGAAGAAGTTTCTGTTCAGGATGAAGACGTAGAAGAATTAAAAGGACCAGTTGAAGTTATACCTGAAGAGGATGGCGGCGCAACTATAGACTATGATCCAGGTGCAATTAATACACCAGGTTCAGAGTCACACTTTGATAACCTAGCAGATATTTTACCAGAAGATTCTGTTGAACCAATTGGTAGTGAGATGGTTCAAAACTACATGGATTATAAATCTTCAAGGAAAGAATGGGAAAGCGCTTATACAAGCGGTCTTGATCTTTTAGGTTTTAAATATGAAAACAGAACAGAACCTTTTCAAGGAGCTTCAGGTGCAACTCACCCAGTTCTTGCAGAAGCCGTTACTCAGTTTCAAGCTCAAGCTTACAAAGAATTATTGCCAAGCGATGGACCAGTAAGAACACAAATTATAGGAATTAAAAATCCACAAACAGAACAGCAGTCACAACGTGTTAAAGATTATATGAATTATTTAATCATGGACACGATGAAAGAATACGAATCAGAGTTTGATTCTATGTTATTTCATTTACCACTAGCTGGATCTACATTTAAAAAAGTTTACTACGACGTACCTCTTGGAAGAGTGGTATCGAAGTTTGTACCAGCGGATGAATTAATTGTTCCGTACACAGCTACCTCATTAGACGATGCGGAAGCAGTTATTCATACCGTGAAAATTTCAGAAAACGAATTAAGAAAACAACAAGTCAGTGGTTTTTATTCTGACGTCGAGTTAGGGCCTCCAGGTACAGATACCAATGGAGAGTTATCTAAAAAAGAACGTGAGTTAGAAGGAACTAAAAAAACAGGTAAGAACGAACCTGTTTATACTTTATTAGAATGCCATGTTAATTTAGACTTAGAAGGTTTTGAAGATATGGGAGAGGATGGTGAACCCACAGGAATAAAATTACCTTACCTTGTTACAGTCGATGAAGGTAGTAGAAAAGTTTTGTCTATTAGACGAAACTATGCACCCGATGATCTAAAGAAAACTAAAATCCAATATTTTGTCCACTTCAAATTTCTGCCAGGGCTAGGGTTTTATGGCTTTGGATTAATTCATATGATTGGCGGATTAAGTAGAACAGCAACATCTGCTCTCCGTCAATTATTAGATGCAGGTACATTATCCAATCTACCCGCAGGATTTAAACAAAGAGGTGTAAGAGTTAGAGACGAAGCATCACCAATACAACCAGGTGAATTTAAAGATGTTGATGCACCAGGTGGTAATTTAAGAGATGCTTTCTTTCCTTTACCTTACAAAGAACCATCAGCTACATTGTTACAACTAATGGGTGTTGTAGTTAGTGCAGGTCAAAGGTTCGCGGCTATTGCTGATATGCAAGTGGGTGATGGAAACCAAGGCGCTGCAGTTGGAACTACAGTTGCGTTATTGGAACGTGGATCACGTGTGATGTCTGCAATACACAAAAGATGTTACGCAGCAATGAAGAATGAATTTAAATTATTAGGAAAAATAGTTTCACAATACCTACCACCAGAATATCCTTATGATGTTGTAGGTGGTCAAAGAAATATTAAACAAACTGACTTTGATGATAGAATAGATGTAGTCCCTGTTGCTGATCCTAATATATTTTCAATGTCTCAAAGAATTACTTTGGCTCAAACACAGTTACAAATAGCAACAAGCAATCCACAACTTCACAACATGTATCAAATTTATAGAAACATGTATAATGCGATTGGTGTTAAAGATGTAGACGCAGTTCTGCCTCCTCCACCACCAACTGCACCAAAAGATCCAAGTTTAGAACATATTGATGCCATGGGTGGAAAAACTTTTCAAGCTTTTCCAGGTCAAGACCATAGAGCACACATTACAGCTCACTTAAATTTTATGTCAACTAACATGGTTAGAAATAATCCACAAATTATGGCTGCAATACAAAAAAATATATTAGAGCACATTTCAATTATGGCTCAAGAACAAGTTCAAATGGAGTTCAGAGAACAAATGATGCAGATACAACAAATGCAACAGATGGCTGCAATGGATCCACAGATAAAACAACAGTTAGAAATGTTAAATAATCAAATTGAAGCAAGAAAAGCAGTCTTGATTGCTGAAATGACCGAAGAGTTTATGAAAGAAGAAAACGAAATTACTTCACAATTTGATTCAGATCCTTTATTAAAGTTAAAATCACGTGAAGTTGATCTAAGAGCAATGGAAAATGAACGAAAAAAAGAAGCAGATGAAACAAAAGCTGATTTTGATAGAGCAAAATTGATGCAAGCAAGGGAATTAGCTGAAGATAAGATGGACCAAAACGAAGAATTAGCAGAATTACGTGCTAACACTAGTTTAGCTAAAGCTGGTGCTAAAGAAATGTCTGTTCTTGACAATTAATAATGATATATTAAGTTAACAAAGGTAAAAACTATGATGAACTATAAAAAAACAAAACAGATGGCAGTTCCAAGTCAAAATGTAGAGATAGATCCAAGATCTAAGACTACTGCTGACGGTTCTTTCAACTATATTCCTACAGGAGACAAGGAAAAAGTTAGAGGAACTAAAAGAATGCTATCTGATAAGAAAAAAATAGCTACTTGGTACTAATATGTGGTTTTCGGCAATTAAATTAGCCGTCTCTGCTGGTAGTAAAATTTACGCTAACAAACAGAAGACTAAAATGGCAATGTCAGACGCACAGTTAATGCATGCATCTCGTATGGCCGAAGGAAAAGAAGCTTACCAAGGAAAACTATTGGAAGCACGTCAATCAGACTGGAAGGACGAGGCAGTTTTGATAATTTTAAGTTTGCCGATCGCAATTTTGGCCTGGGCAGTCGTAAGTGAGGACCCAACAGCAATGGACAAAGTAAAATTGTTTTTTGATATGTTTTCTGAGCTTCCAAAATGGTTTACAAATTTATGGATACTTGTAGTAGCAAGTATTTATGGTATAAAAGGAACACAAATATTTAAAGGAGGAAAAAAATAATGGGATTTCTTAATTTCGTAAAAGGTGGAAAAAATTATGCAGGAAAAGCAATTAAATCAGTTAAAACAAACGTACCTGAAACAAAAATACAAAAAGCAACAAGAAATTTAAAAATTGGTACAGAAAAATTAAAAGGTTCAACAGCAAAATTAAAGCAAACTGCTTTTGAAATAGAAAACAATATGCCTTTAACTTTTAAAAAAAAACCAGGAAGATCTATAAAAGAATCTGATAGAAAAAAGAAAATTATAAAGGACAACAATAAAGTAATAGGTAGAATGTTTAAAAAAGCTTTAAAAGGAAATAAGTAATGAGAAAAAAATTAATGGGTGGCGGAATGTCAAATAGAATGATGTATAAAGAAGGTAAAGACGTTAAAGGTAAATATCCTTCAAAAGGTATGAACACACTAGCTTCAAAAAACCCAGATGTTGCTGAAAAAATAATGGGTTATAAAGAGGGCGGAGCAACAAGAAAACCTTTTAAAGGTGGTGGATCTGATAGACCCGGTCTTTATGCAAACATTAAAGCTAAAAAAGATAGAATTAAAGCTGGTTCAGGTGAAAAAATGAGAAAAGTTGGAGCTAAAGGTGCACCTACTGCTCAAAATTTTAAAGATGCAGCAAAGACAGCTAAGAAGCCAACTAAAAAA